ACACACATAGCAAAACTCTTTCGCAAAAACGACCCACAGACATCATTTGAAGCAGCAGAAAAAATCGACACAACAAAAACAGAAAAGATGGTCTATGAAGCCATCAAATCATTTGGAGACAACGGATGTATAAGCGACCAAGTTCTAGAACTTTTCCCCACGCTCCCCTATTCAAGCGTGACAGCTCGGTACAAAGCCCTTTTGGAGAAGGGCTACATCAAAATCGAAGGAACGAGAGTTGGCCGCTCAGGTCGTCAACAGAGGATTATGAAATGCCAATAACTGACACTCATATACTTTTTCTCATCGTTCTTGCCGCAGCTTTTTTTGATTGGATTTTCTGGTGATTAACGCATTCCATCCCGCTTACGTCGAAACGTATATGCCAGAGTTCATGTCCAGACTTCGTAAGGAGTCTGGACAAAAAGCCAACGGTCAAAAGTTTGGTGCTCTATCTCGCTCTAAGCAACCTTCACTAGAGAACACTGATTTCTATGTCTACGCAAGAGCGGGGATGCCAAAAGGAGTTAAAAAATGAGTGACGGCGGCAAAGGTTCAGCGCAACGACCAACAGACCAAAAGAAATGGTCAAGCGGTTATGACAACATTCAATGGACAAAAGAAGAAGATGAAGCATTTGACAAAATCACCAAAGTACAAGACAGTTCTAGCTCCCAATGGGCCGAAACAGGAGCCAAAGGTGGAACCGAAACCAAGAGTCAAGAAGATTAGTGAACAAGTCAACAAATCGAAAATTGCCGTCCAACTTAGAGAGCGTGATGTCTCTACGGGGCGACTCAAGGGTTTTAACAAGCTATCAGGGTAAGCAAGAAAACCTTGCAAAGTTCACAAGACAAGTCTTATGGCGATGCAAGGTTTGCGATGAATACTTTGAAACACTAGGCGAAGCAAAGGAACACAACATTGGAAAACATCATTAACCTAGTCGCATTCATCTTTGCTGTCGCCCTTATTGCGCTTACAGCATTTGTGATTGCTCTCAGCTATCTTTCTCGATAGAGGTGTTAAACAGTTCTATTTCGGCATCCCTACGTCGAACTAGACCTTTCAGCACCTTGCCTCCAGCTTTCGTCCATTGCTTAAATGCCTCAGAAGCGCCCTCCCAATCTTCCCTTCCAATCTTCATGCGAATGGTAGATTTCTGAAAATTCCCCAAGCCGACATTGAAGGAAAACGCAACGCAAGCGTCGAATGCACCTTGACGACCAATAAGATTGGGAGCAAGTCTAAGAACACCACGTTCAAAAGAAGTGAGGTCATGTCGGAATAGCGAGTCGATTTCTTCTTTAGACCATACACGGTTATGCTCCTGTTTCAATGGAAACTCATTGCGAATCAAGCCAGCGTAGCCTTCTTTTCTAATCATTGGAAGTCTTATCTGCTCTTGATACAGCACAGAACCAACACCAATCGTCCAAATGTTTGCCGCACATAAATACGGCTTGTTTCTCACTCCCTCATAGTATTTGATGAGGTCTATTCCTTTTGTGCTGATATTCATTTTGCATCCTTGCAATTTTCAAAATGGTATCTACGCATATTTCCTCCGCCACCTTGTAAGCCGCAATGAGGGCACTCAACAATTTTTCTCTTACCTTTGCAAGCCTCGCTTAATTTTTTTGCATAGTCTGGATTTGCAATCCTTATTGCGGCAGATGCTATGTATGGAGCAGGGTTTCTTTTTATTCCTTTTGCTTTTCCATATTTTTCTTTTCTTTCATCTGAGGACAATCTTTGCATTACAGTCTTCATGTGAAAATTCGGTCGTTTTGCATGACTAGCCTCTCCAGAGGCAAAGCCTATTGCCTTATTGTTGGAGTTGTATAACCCATCTTTGAAAAATATATCCAAAAATGCTTGCTCAATTTCTTTGGCTTCGGCATGGGTTAAAGTTTCTTTGACAAGAACAAACTCAAACTTTTCTTCTCCATGTCTGCTCCAAGAATTTTGCAAATACTTGCAATGATGCTTACCAAACTTTAATCCAGTTTTGTGCTCTTTGAATCGTCTTTTTATGTCAACAGACGAGCCAAAATAAGCCTTTCTAGATGCAACATGGCGTATTGCGTATAACCCAATCATTTTTTGCTCATTCCTCTAGAGCCAAACCAATATCCCACAATCGAACCAAGCATAGCCATTTCATCTTCGCTGAAAATTTCATTGCCGACCTTCACCAAGTCTTCAACGCTCTTAATCATCTCTGGATGTGCCCATACATAGTAGCCAAGACCCGCATTGATGAATACAAGCTCTAGGACAAACAAATATGTAACGGTTGGACGCACAGTACCAACATAAGTTGAAACCCACCCTGCCGCCTTCTCTAGCACCTTTGCCTCATGCTGATACGCTGCCTGAGTCATTGCAGCATCGGCTTGGATGGAAATTTGGTCTGTGCGGATTTCTTCGACCTTTGCTTGAGCTGTAAAACCAGCAGCGGCCAAGGCCAACTCGCGCTCTGTTTGGATTCTTGCTAGTTCAGCTTCGTGCTTTTGGTCTGCCTTGCTTTGAAATAAGTCAATCAACTTAGGAAGCATGGACAGCAGCAAGCCGCCAAGGGTTGAAAATAAAGATAGCATCATTCGCCTTTCGGGTTGTTGGGTTGTTCAAACTGTTCTATCTTTTTCTGTAACCTTTTCTCCAGCTCTGTCATGCGCTTGTCGCGCCTATCCATCTCAATGAACATCTTGGTGACGATTGGAGTGATTATGAGGACGATTGCCAATATCAGACAAGCCAACCCCACAATCAGTCTGTAAATGAATTTATCCATACGGCCCACAGCTCCAGAACGAACAGCAAGGTTAGGAACACTGCCGCTGTTAGTTCTACCCTTTGCAGATATTCCTCCTCGCGTAGCCATGACTCTTGCTGTTTCCTGATACGTTCACGTTCCCGTCTAGCGGCCTGTTTGTCTTTTGCGTTCTCGTATATTTTGTGGAAATTGTCCCACAATGGGCCTAATTGCGGAGGCACATGAGCGCCGCGCATCATCCCACTGAGCTTCATGTATGCCCCATCAAGCTCATGCCTGATTTGAGATAGGAGAAGGATGTCGCGGGGGTCTGGTCTATCCATTGCATAGACCTCATCTGACTTGGTTTCGTACAGCTCAGTCAGTTCACGATGATGGTGATAGAAGTCGCCAACGTGGGTTACAAATTGTTGGACAATCTCCGCCTCAGTTGGGATGTGCTTTACAAACACTTCCTTGGGTTTTGATTTTTGTTGCGGAGCCTCTGGACTCTGCAAGGTTGGTTGCGGAGTCTGTTTTGGTTTAAAGACTCCGCTAATCAGCGCCCAAATGCCCTTGACCTCTTTTACGATGGCTTGGGCATCTTCCGCAGCTTTCTTGATTTTCTGGACTTGAACCTTGCCATCAGACAAAGCATCCATGCAATACTGGATGCCCGTGAAAGCACCCTGCATTGCCTTGATTGCTAGGCCGATGGTTATTGGGTCAAGCACATCACTTAATGTGAGGCATCAAAGTTGACCAGATTACTCCAGCCATGCCCACAGTCATAATTCCAAACGCCTTGATGATGATGGCCTCAAGACGCTTGAGCCGAGCATTTATCTGCTCATAGCGCATAGCGCATACTGCTTCGTGTGAATCTAAACGCGCCTCTGTTGCGTCAATCGTAGCCATCATTTTTCCTTTAAAAGTTGTTCAAGTTGTTGAATGCGTGACTCTGCGGCCAACAAACGCTCTGCGAGCTTGATGACCGAAACCATTGCGGCGTTGCCATAAGCGACAGACAGGATTCCATCTTCGTTTTTAAGCACAGAGTTTGGAAGCAGCTTTTGCAATGACTGAGCAGAAACACCGTCTTGAGTCAATTCAACATCAATACGGTCATACGTTCCATGTTTGATTTGCGCAAGCTGCTCAACAAAATTATCAGAATAACCACGCCAATTGATTTTCAAGGACTCGTCTGAGTTTGCGGTTACTGTTCCGCCGCAAGTCAAGTTAGTTCCGTTAAATGTCAGGTTGGCAGAGCCAGCAAATGCGCCAGCGTTGTTGTATTGGACTTGAGTTGTAGAACCTGCTGGAGCAGCGGAAACAGCCAAATCACCAGAACCCAACAACGTCGAGCCATTGATTGTTTTGATGTTTGTTCCACTCACTAAGGCGGCTTGTTTGTTGTTAAACGTATTCCAGTTTGCAGAGGTTAAGTAACCATCAACGCTCGTAGTGGCCGCAGCCATGCTAATTACTGGAGTTGTTCCGCCGCTTGATGCCACTGGAGCAGTGGCAGTAACGCTAGCCACGCCACCACTTGTGCCATTTGATGCGGCAGTGATACGGCCTTGAGCGTCAACAGTGATACTTGCCGCCGTGTATGAGCCAGCGGTAACTGAGGTGTTTGACAAAGCAATCGTGACGGCAGATGAGCCGTTATACGAAGTGCCGCTCAAACCAGTCCCAATAGTCAATCCGTTTGCAACAGAACCAGCAGAGCCAGTTGTGTTTTGGTTCCATGTTGGAACAGTGCCAGACAAGTTTGCGTAGGTGTAGCCAGTGCAATTTGTCAAAACGCCGCTTGTTGGAGTCCCAAGCAAAGGCGTAACCAAAGTTGGACTTGTTGATAAAACAACATCACCAGAACCAGTTGAGGTTGCAACGCCAGTACCGCCATTGGCAACGGGCAAAGTGCCGTTTACACCAGCCGTCAAAGAGACTGTATTGTTTTCCCACAGGCTTGTCGAACTGTTGTAAACAATGGTTTGTCCGTTAGATGGGGTCTGTGCGCTGACATTGTGCAATTCATCAAGTTCATATCCGTTTTGAACTTTGACTTGAATCTTGCCTTGAGTTGGGTGGGCGTGAGTAACAACACCAACGTACACCAAATGAATTGGCGCGTAGGGCTTTGTGCCTGTCATAGCGCCAGCCGTAACGCCACTCAAATAAAGTTGCTCACCATCCGAATAGGCAGAAGTGTCAAGATTTGTCACTAAGCCAATGATGGTTACATAGCCATTTGAGTTATTGGAAATGTCAGCAGTAACCAAGCCTTGCGTTTGAGCGGATGTCGCATCAGACGTTGCCAAGGCTTTTGCAATCGTTGGCAATTGACCAATGGCTCCGTTGACATAAACAACAGTGCCTTTGGTCATTGTTGCGCCAGAACTGTTCCTGACTTGCAGCAGCAAAGTGGAGGCTGGAGATGCAGCAGACACAGCCAAATCAACAGCAGTACCCACTTGGCTTACTGTGATGCTTCCATCGGTAGAAGTTACGCTTGCCAATGCGCCAACATCAGCCGCATTCAGAACGACTGTGCCTGTATAGCCATTGACAGATGTGACGGCATCGGTGTTGTCAATCTGTTCCCAAACAGAACCATTGAAAACTGCCAAGTCGCCAATGCTCCAATCAGTGATGCCGTTCAAGTTGGTTGAACCAGCCACGCTCACCGCGTAGTAGTGGCCTTTTGTGCCAACGCTTGATGTGAGTGTTGGAGTGTTGGTAGAAGCATTCCATGTACCTTGATAAATCAACCCGCCCTGAATTGAGGCAGGGATTTGAGACAACGGAACAGTACCGCCAGCATCAAGAGTCGCCGCGCCTAGAGCCGCGCCAGCAGTCAAAACAGCGGCAGTACCGAGGCCAAGGTTTGTACGGGCATCAGAGGCGGTAGAAGCGCCCGTTCCGCCATCGGCAATAGCCAAGTCAGTGATGCCTGTAATTGAGCCGCCAGTGATTGTTACGCTGTTTGCATTTTGAGATGCAATAGTTCCAACATCCGATGGTTGCAAGGCGGTGTCGGCTGTTGCGCCTTGAGCGGCTGTTGCGTATGCGCTTGCGTCTGTTGTTGCCGCAGTGCCAAGGCCCAAGTTTGTTCGTGCGTCTGCCGCTGTGGATGCGCCTGTGCCGCCATCAGCAATTGCCAAGTCGGTGATGCCAGAAATAGAGCCACCAGTAATGGTGACGTTGCTTGAGTTCTGAGTCGCAATAGAACCAAGGCCAAGGTTTGTTCTTGCGCCAGATGCGGTTGTCGCACCAGTACCACCAGATGCCACTGGCACTGTGTCCAATGAAATCTGATTGGTTGTGTTGTTTACAACAATTGGAGTTACGCCCGTGTAACTTGTTGCGCTAATTGGGCCAACATCAGAAGATGAGCCATTTGTAAATACGATGTGAAGGTATTGGTCGCCGTCAATCGTCACTACGGTGATTGACTCAATGCCGACACCAGCAACTCCACGGTCAAGCGAAATGACCTGAGTTGGAGTTGGGGTCAACTCAAGGATTACATTGTTTCCGCCCTCCGCAATCAAAGTTGTTGCAGGAGCAGGAGTAAGGTTCAATTGGACGTTGTTTGCGTCCTGAACCACAACATTGATGTTTGCCATGTCATCCCCTTAAACAACAACCACACCATCAGAACGAACTAAGAACATCAAGAAAATGATGTTGTCCTCTGCGGGTGTTGGGGTTACTGCGGGGAAACTGATTTTGATGCGACCAGTGAAGCATACGCAATCAACAGCGTTAATGTCCAACTCAGGGTCGCTTGAGATTAAATCCCATGACGAATCATCAATTACCAATGTGAATGTGCCAGCGGCATCATCACGGTTGGCGATTGTCAAAGAAACAGGTGTTGGGGTTGGCAAGTAGTTGCCGACATCAAACGTCAAGCCATTACGGGTGTCATTGAGGTTTGAAACGGTGCGTCGAACGATTTGAGCGTCGATTGTTACGCCAGTCAGGTCGATTGGAACACCAAGAGTGTTCAATGCAAGATTCCAATACGTTTGCTGTTCCCATACGAGTTCACCAGCAATGATTGGGTTGTTAAAGCCGCTTACTTGCGTAAGGGTGTTTTGCGAAAAGAGTGCCATTTGACATTTCCCTGAACTCAGGTTGTGACGCTCCCCATGTACTCACGGGGCTACGGAAGTCTTATTTTATCGTGTCACAGAAATCAATGGCTCAATATTTACCTTCGGCAAACACATTCACAAACACAGTTCCGTCTTCCAAGGCTTCAAGTTCATGCCACTCATTTGCCACAAGGTTCACGGGTTGCGTGTCTTTGGTGATAACCAATTCTCTACCTTCTTTACGAGCAACGAGCGAACCTGCATGAACCATCGTTAGATGCGAGTATATGTGTTCATGCTTTGGCAAGCCTTGTCCTTTATTGGCATGAAATATGTGCAAAGCCACACCGTCATAATTCACCTTATGAGCGGGGACTACCGTTTGCGTCATAATGTTTGAGCGCCTTGGCTGATTGGTTGATTTACCTCTGGATAAGGCAACCCAGTAACAGGGTCTGCGCCAGCAACCAGTTGTGTAACTTGGCCTTCATGGTTGCCGTCAATAATCTGTTGGTAAACCCATCGGCCTGTCATTGCGTAATCGTCTGAACGAGCGCAATAGAGACACAACTCCATTGGGAAACCTTCCGCAGGGCTAATTTCTATATCAGCAAAATAAACACCTTCTTCATCGCCTGATTTGCGAACATTTTTTATGCCGCCAAAAGTTACCAAACCAATTGTTGTATTCATCATATTTTCTTTCATGCAACTCGTTGAACTAACCAAGCACTAAAAAAATTACAGGTATCATCGTTAAGTGGCCCCCTGTTACGCCATGTCCCGCTAAGTGCCGAGCCTCCAGAGTTGTTTCCGTAAACAGTAGAATAAGCGTAAACAGAAATATTGTTATTAAGTGATATGGTGCTAGAGGATGTCGAGCGTCTTGGGCTAAGACCTACATACGACCCAATTGGGAATGAGGTGTTGTTAGCGGTTGTCCCAGTATATTGACCGTCAAGGGTTCCGTTTGAGCAGTTTATGCCCGTTGCTGTAAGTGTTGCCATGATTTACTCCTTATGTTCCGTTTGCTGTTACTGTGCCAGTGGCAACAATGTTTGTGCCAGAAGTGATTGTTGTAGTTGAAGAAATTGAGTTTGCGGAAATAGAGCCTGTTGCGACAATATTTGTGGCATTCAATGTGCTTCCAGCGTTTATCACGCCAGTGCTTGAAATTGAACCAACAGCAACGCCATTGTATTTAAAAACAAGATTTAAACCAGACTGTTCAATAGTCCAATTGGTCGTAGAAAATGCAGTTGCCGCAGATGCAGTTGCCGCATTTCCAGAAATATCAATAGGCCACTCGCCAGTTGCTCCAGTGCCGTCTGTTGCTGGAACGTCAAGGTTAACTTGAGCGGCAGATGACGTACTTGCGCCAGTGCCACCATTGGCAACTGGAACAGCGTTTGTCAATCCATCTGTTGCGTCAAGTTGACCAGATGAATTTAGGTTGTTTGCTAGTTGTGAAAGGTTAAAAGCCTGAGTCATAGTTTTCCTTTAGGCAGCGCCCATTCTCGCAAAAGTTTGCTGATTAAGCAAGGTGTCATTATTGCCGAAAGGCGTGGTCAAAACCCAACTTGCGGCATAAGCGTTGTAGTCGTAAGTTTTTGCAAGCAAACAACCATTGGCATAGACTTCCATCGACAGCGGGTTGCTGTTGAATGGGTATGTGGCTTGACCGCTTACGGAGTAAGTTGGAGTGTTTGAAATATTGCTTGCTGGTACGGCTAAGTTGTTTGGCGTGAACTGAATCACGGTCAAACGACCTGTCAATGGCGATGGAAAGCCGCCAAGTTCATTAGTTGATGGGTTGATGTCGTAGTCAATTTCACTGATTTGAACGCCGTTCACAAACAAGAACTCAAAACCATTCCTGATTTCATACTCAGATGGCAAGAAACTTGTGATTCCAACTACATCTTGGTCGTAACGAGTGAATGGCGCGTAATCAGAACCAGCGGCTCGGTAACGGTACAAAGCATCTCCAGAAACAACTCCAGCAATCGGTGTTGTGAATGTGATTTCTTTTGTTGATTGATTGACAGACAAGACTGTGTATGTCAAAGGTACGCCAATGTTTGTGAATGAAATCTCATCGCCAACATCCACCTGATTCCAAGGCAAGCCAGAATATGTGACATCACTTACGCCAACAACATCTGCATTGATGTTCAATGGTTCGTAATATGCAGCGGTGCTATTGCCGCGCATATAGATGATGACAACCTTTTCTCCAGCAGCGCAGGCTGTATTCATGTCAACAGTTGTGCCAGTCTCCGTGTATTCAGTTGGGTCAAGCAAAATGCCATCACGGAACACAAGAACCCATCCCACTGTATGCGTGACGCTAAAACTTGTTTGACCAGAGGTTGCGCTAAACACATCTTCCGTGTAATAGAAATTGTCGGCCTCAGAAAAGCCAATCACACGACCATAAACGTCAACAGTCAAAGTTGCAGCAGTGAATGACTTGGAATAAACACCAGCCCCAAAGTTCAAGAAGTCATGCAAGTTGACCTTCATTGAGCCATCTGTGTTGTTTGTCACAGCAAGGAAGCCATCGTTCACGTTGTTGCCAGTAGCGCCAGCAATTGTGAGTTGACCAGTGCGAACGTCCAAGTCGATAAAACTCTGAATACCGCTTACAGGGTCAAGCAAAGCAGACCATTGTGTTGAGTCGTAGACCGAAGTGTTTGACGGGACAAACGCACCTCCAAGGTTGACATAGCCAGCATTGCCAACAGCAAAACTAAACTTGCGGTTTTGGCGGTTTGCATAGAGCAAATAATTGGAAGTACCAAATGCCGCAGACTCATACCATGTGTATAGCGTTGGGTCTGTGCCGCCGTTTGCAGTGTCGTTGTTGTAGATGCCGAAATAAGCCTTGCCGCGAGGGTCGTAACTGAAACCACTTGTACCAGTAGCGTTGTCGGCGTATGCAACAGCCAACCACCGTTTGCCAAATTGGAAAGTCAAAGGTCGCCATTTGAAAACAGCAGACGAGGCAGAAAAATCACTTGAGCCAAGCGAGTTTACATACTTGACGGCAAAATACCAATCACCTTGAGGGATGTTGCTCAAGTTGACGTTGCCCATCAGAGCGCCGGGGTCGTATGGGTTGCCGCCGGGGTTTACCGCAGTCGTTCCAGCAAAGAATCTTTGAGACAGAGTTGGTGACGCGTAGGCTGAGTAATACACCTCTGCGTATTGAACGATGCCATTGCTTGCCGCCCTCACGGACACATCAAACGATGGGACTGGAGATGATGATTGAGTGTTTACTACCGTGGGGGCGTAAAGCAACCCAAATCCCAAAGGAGAACCGATGCCAGTATTGGGAGAAGGAGTGAACTGAGTGATGTCCCTATCGTCATAGACTTGAGGATTGAACTCCATCAAAGACAACGAGGCGGTCACTTGACCGTCATCGCTGAACTTCTCAATGATTTGCGAAACTCGGAATAGCTTTGCCTCCCAACCGTAGTTGGTGTTTGTCATTGTGACCACATCACCAGCGTCCAATTGAATGCCAGAGAAGTTAATGTCAACCCTGATTTGCAAGTCTTCACGGGCGGATTCTAGGAATCGGTTAGACAAGTATTGAGCGCGAACGCTGTTGTTGACCAATGGCAAGCTGATTGTTTGCTTGTTGATTGGCTCATTTGGATAAAGCAATGATGGATTGATTTCAGCCAAATCAAATGTTGCGCTGTTAAAACTATCCTTTTCAGACCCGTCTGGAAACTTGACTTCTGCAATGTTGTAGCTGGATGCAAGGTCTATTGGAGACACTTGAATGGCTGACACCATATTGGAGTCATTGATGTCCATAACCACTGTGTATTCTGGCTTTTGAACAATCACACCCCATTGGCCAGAGATTTGGTTGTACTTAATCAGGCAGTCGCAGCATGAAGCCATCGACTGCATATTGGTCATAATTGTGTTTGCAGTTTCCAATACACCATCAAACCTGAATCTCGACTGAGTAGCTGGAGAGCCGCTAGGAGTTGTGTAGGAGAAATTGCCATCGCAATAAGTGTTCAATGCCGTCAGAGATGCGGTGTCTATCTGAGACAAGGACAATCCAGCGCCGTAGCGTTGAGACTGCCAATAGTCGCTGAAACAGTCGCCGGGCTTGTAACGGCTGTTTGTAATTTGGAATCGAGTTTGCTGCAATCCAGTGATGTTTGCATCTCTGTTGTATGTCAGCTCAATGATTGCAAAGGCAGCATTGCTCATCAACTTGGTCGAGTCCCATGTATAGACAAGACCAGACGAGTTCATAATTTCAATGGCAGACAACGATGTGTTGACACCAGATGACGAGCCATTGCTGAACAAATAAATGTTCATCTTGCCAGCAACAGTTGTATCAGTTACGCCCGTTGACTCATCCAACAGACCAACAACCTTGTACTCGTCTGTTCCATCAAAAATACATTTCTTGCCACCCCAATACACATCGCCAAATGTGTATGTATCAGGCGTTCCGCCTGTCTCTGTATTGGTGACTTCCGCAAGAGTCATCACATAAAACAGCTTTTGATTGTTAGATGTGATGCTTAAATCTGTGACGATGCCACCAAGATAGGCGGAGCCATAAACGACTGGAACTTTGTTGTCTCCAGCGGGAGGAACTTGAGCGCGACTGCCGGGATTGGGTGTCGCATCATTAAAGTTCGGGCCTTCTGGCCCCAAGGATTTACTGATAACAGATGCCGCAACCATGTTGATGGCAAATGCGGTAATGGCATACTCAATGCCAGTAAGTCCCAACTCGGTTGCAATGATTGAACCCGGCATATTAGGCCACCCAAAATTCTTCTAGTTTGTCGAATCCGAACTTCTGATATTGAAGGTTCGGGCTATTGCTCATTTTACTGATTAAGAAATTACAGATGCGCTTTTCTTGCTTCATTTGCTCACCTATTTTCTTGTACTCAGCAAGCAACCTATATCCAGCCGTTCCTCCGCGAGATTCAGGCTCAACCCAATAAGCCAACTCCGTCATTAAAAGGTGCTTTGGCGACCAAATGCTTGGAGCAATAGAAGCAAGCAACATACCAACAATGCCATCATTGTCAACAACAAGAACAACGCCCTTACCAGCCATCATCTCAGTCAATAGCTTTGTTACATATTCGGCATCATCAGCCTCCGCAAGAAAGGCCAAAGGAGTCAACTTCCTGTATCGACGAAGCATATCCAATAGGACAGGCACATCAAATGGAGTTGCCCGACGAACAATCATGCGCCCTTACCAAATTGGTAGTTGATTGTCTCAATGAAGTTCACGCGATTCATGGACGTATCGCCATCATTGAAGAACTGCCATGAGTTGTTGTTGGTGTATCGACCAGCAATCCTATTTTGGAGAATCAACTGAATGGCAGATGCTGCAATTGTGATTGTTCCAACATAGCCACGAGCCTCCTCCATCCATGTCTCAGAGATGGTGAATGATGTGATTACGCCACTGAAAAATTGATACAAGCCGCCAGAGCCGCCGCTTGTAAGAAGTTCATTGCTTTCGTTGTAAAAGCCATGCCACATCTCAATCTGAGAGCCTTTGACGGTTTGGCTAAGAACCCAACCCAACATGGCAATGTCAATGCCAATCAAGGTCACGGATGTCTCGTTGGCTGTACTCTTGATGTCGCGCTGAACATCACCCACCTTCATCAATGTCCCCACTGCGCTAAAGGCAGTGGAATCGACAGCAGGAACCAAAGTGTCTGACGGAGCTGTGGTGAAGCGATAGATGTCGCCTCCAGTATTTACACGAACAAAGTCAGCAAGTCGAATGCTGCTTGTTCCGTCAACTGGCGCAATTACGTTCATAGGACGCTTTCAAATGCTTTAAACGAACCGCTCCAATTGATGAACGAGTCGTTGGTGATTGGCATGAGAGTGTACGTTGGGTAGTCACGAAGCACAACAGGGAATGTGACACCAGTGTATGTGTCACCACCCATTGATATTGTCGTTCCAAATTCACCAGCAACGCAGGCCACAGTTGTTGTCAAAGCGTCAATTAAGCTGCGATGAACAGGTACGTTTACAGTTGGGTTTGGGCCTCTTGTAACGTCAGCAGTGACGATGTACGAATACAGGCCAACCTGAACAAAATCGCCAGCCCTGAACAAATATTTAGAGCTAGAGATAGAAGGCAAAGAACCAAGGACAAGAGTTGTATTTGCGCTCGATGTCTGCCACTGACAGTTGCCAATTTGAAGCGGGGTCATGTCGCCTTGGTACTGAATGTAGTTCAGCCAACCAGTTGAGCCAAAGTTCAAATACTGCGTCAAGGCTTTGTCAGGAATACGCAAGCTATTTAATAGGCCACGATTCTGTGAGTACAGAAGGTAGTTCATTGGCTTGAGTTCAAACGCAAAAGGAACCACAGTCAGAATCTCTGACGTTGTAATCTTTTGGTTGCGACTGACTGTTTGACCAACAAAGCGTTGGTCATTGATGCCAACAGACTCGCTGATTGAGAGGATGTTTTGCAAACTCATGTTACTTGCTCACTGGTAAAGACCGTTGGGCAGACTGATTGACAGCCCAAATTGTCTGTTTGTTCTTTGCCAAGAATTGAGTGGCAGACTGCGTATCAATTGCGCTCATGTTGGCGATGTATGGGCCGTTGTAGACGACTTGCGGCTGATTGTTCATCATGGCCCCAACCATCTTGTTTGGCATGATTGTGCCTGCGCCTTGAGGAATGAAAAGCTCTGGCCCTTGCTCTCCAACATAAAAAGGCTGTCCAGCGTCAGCAGATGCTCCATTTGCCGCAAATGTTGGAGCAGCCGCCATTGATGGGCCGCCAAAGTCCCCAACAGGAGCGCCGCCGCCACCAGAAGGGCCAAAAAAGCTGAATCCTTTGAACATGGACATCATCTGAGCTTTCATCGCAATAGAGATGAGGTCTTGAATGATGCTACGGGTCAAGTCTTTAAACGACAGCTTGCCAGTGCGAACAAAGTTGTCGATGGCGCTACCCATGTTGTTGAACACGGACTGATTCATATCTTGCAAGCGCTTTAATTCCTCGCGCTGCATGATGACTGCTTCACGTTGCTTTTCAAGGTAGTTGATACGAGCGGCAGCAGCCTCTCGGTCAACATCCTTCATGTTTTCTTGCCTATTTAAAGCAACCAAGTCTTGCTGTGTTTTTAACCGAGACAGGGCAATGTCCAAATCTTGCTGACTTGCAAGAATGTTGTCTTTGTAGACTTGAAGGCGCTCACGTTCTTTTTCGATGGAATCCTGCTCTGTCTTTGCAAGCTCCTCAAATTTACGACGAGACTCTTTGAACAAGTCTTCTTTCTCGCGCTCTGCCTTGGCTTCAATTTGCTTAATACGAGCAGCCAATTCGTCTGCATTTGCGGTAGCCATAGCAAAACGCTCATCGGCATTGCGCTTGGCAATTTCGCTTCTTGCGATTGCAATGTCACGCTCTTTGGATAGATTGATTTGAGCAATCTTTTCCAGACCTGCGGCCTCTGTCTCATACTTTGTTTGAGCAATGATTTCGGCTGTCTTTTGAGCAATAGACACGGCCTTTGACGCGCCGCCAGCGGCAGCGTATGCGTCAATCTTCTCTTTGTTCTTTTCTGCGGATTTAGAGTCGGCTTCAACTTTGGCTGTTTCAGCCTCAAGCTCCGCTTTGATTCGGTCGCGCTTTGCCTTTAATGCGTCATACAGCTTGGTATTGCCACTTCTGTAAGCAATGCCCTCCGCCGTCTTTTGCATCTGGTCTTCAAGGTCTTTTATGGCCTTTGTTGGGTCATCGCGGCCAATGCCCTTCAACCAATCCCAAAAGCCACTGGCGGCATTCTTCAAATTCTTCCAAAGAGTCTCAAGATAGCCTAGTCTTTTTGCCTGAGAGTCCAACTTCTCAAGCAAAGCATCAGATGTGAACTTAATTGCTTCCTGCGCTTGGCCTTGACGATTCAACGCCTCAATCTGTTTGTATTGAGCAAGAGTCAGAAAGTGATATTGGTCATTCAGCTTTTTGGCAGATGATGCAGAACCATCCAAAGATGGAATGAGGCTTTTTGCCACATCAGCAGCGGCCTCGCCAGAAAGGGAGGCGACTTTTGTAATAAGCGAACCAACAGAAGACAATGTTCTCTCGGTGAATTGACCAGAGGAAACCAACGTCTGCATAATTTCTCTCGAATCGCCAATAGCAGAGTTGTATTTGCCGCTAATTGTTGTCGCCAAAGCATTGAACTTGTCAATTGCAATGCCAGCAAAATTACCAGTCAGAATCATTGAATTGCGGAACTTGTTGGATTCTTCCTCGCCTTTGATAAAAGCCAAGCCAAGCACACCAATCGAAGCGGCCAAGCCCGTAAATGCAAGCATTGTCGGAGTAACAGCCGCACGAATACCCTCAAACAGAGGTTTGAATCCGCCAAATTGGTCGCGCAATTGTCCACCCTGTTGCAGCAAAACCATCATTGGGTTTTGACCGCCAGCCAAGCTGGTGATAATGTCAGTTGTTTGGTATCCCAAGGCCGCTTGCTGTTGAGCGGTCAAACCGCTCTTTCCTAGCTTTGCCTGCTCTGCGGCTTTTGCTGCTGCTGCGACCTTGTCATAAGCCGCCGCTTGAGCCTTCAAATTGTTGATGATGACATCTGGTTGATGCTTATATTTACCAAGGCGAATTTGCTCCTCAATCTTCTCGACCTCTGTGAGCGTCTTGCCATAGTTGCGAGTCGCCATCTCAAGGCGTACAATTTCTTTGGCCGCATCTTCACTGTCACGCTTAATTTGAGACTTGAACTTGCCAAACTTTTTCTGAGCTTCTTCAATTTCTCTGACAAGTTCGCCAGAGTCCATGCCAAGGACAATGCCAAGTCGAGCGATGTTTTGTGATGCGGCCATGTTAAATCTTCCGTTTGGCTAGTTTTTTTGCGTAAGCAGGGATGCTCACAGCCAGTTCGGATTTTAGTATGTTGACGATATTATCGCGATTACTTTCTAGCGAAACTCGCAGATATGGCTGTGCGGCTGTTCTTGCGTTTCCAAACTCTTGAGACAAAGAAACGGCACTCTTTTTCACCGAAACAACGCCAATCACGGCATCGGTAGGAGATACATATTCGGACTTTCTATCAGCCGAAGTTGGAATCCTTGCATTGACCCTTGCTGTGTCTCTCAAGTGAATTGGGCCAGTATTGTCTTCATCGTATGGCGCTCTGGCTTGTACGCTTGCCAATACAGGCTGCATGGCGGCATTTACGGCTTTGGTCATGGTGTTACGCATAACCAAGTCACCGCGAAACCCCTCCGCAAGCTGGAGAAGCTGTTTTTCAAGCTCCTCAAAGCCTTCGGTCTTGAAGATTTCTACACTCATTGAAATGCCTTTCTCAAGCCCTCGGGCGCTTTTGGCGATGAGGCCATGAACGCCATAAGGTTCTTATTTGCCTGTTCCCTTTGTTCTTCATCGCTCAAAGGAGGAATGATGTAATCATGCGCCGATGGAAGCACATGATTCATTGTGAAAGGAGGCGAATTTGGCTTGAGCTTTGAATTGAGGTTGCCAGTGGTAAGCATACTCAAGGCCAGCAGCGTGGCCTTGTTCCCTATGATTCCGTCACTGAACATAATCTCAATGTTCTGCATTTCGTTTGCTGGTATGTTGTCGGGACAACCACCATGCGCCCAAACATAAGCTCGGGCTTGCTGACGGTTATCCCTTAGGAGTTTTTTCGAGTGTCCTTGTAGCCCGGCTGGATGGCTTCATTGATTCGCTCAACAATCTCCATTTGCACAGCAAGAGGCCATTCTTCCTCAATCTCTGCGTAAGTGATGTCGTCCAGCGTACCGTTCACAGGAACCAGCAATCGGATGTACTCGACCACTCGGCTTTCCATCATTAGAACAGCATTTGCTAATTCGCGGGTTGATTTTCCGTCAATGATTACGTCTTTTTCAGTGACCTCAACTCCAGCAGGAGGAGCTTCACGAAGCTCTTTTGTCATGCTCTCGAACTTGGCTTGCAACTTGTCTTCATCGACCTTGGCAATTCGTTCTTGGAGGGCATTCATTTCGGCGGTAAGCGGAATACGAACCTTAAATTCGTGACCACCAATGCTGAAAGTCTTTGTTCGGATTTGCGCGACAGCGCTTTCATACTTCTTGCCAAAGGCAGATGCGAGTTTGCTCATTTCGAGTCCTATCGTGTGGTTTTGATAATCTTGTGATAAATGACTTCATTAAGCTCAAGGGCGTATTCGGCCACTTGTTCTGGTGTCATTTTGTCAGCATGATGACGAGCAATGTCATGCGCCAAAGCGACCGCAGTGATGCGTTGCTGAACGAACCCAAACCAGTCCTTGCGAGACTCGGCTTGGGTTACGAGGAAGTTCAGAAGGTCGCTATTGTCTTTTACTGTAACTGTCATGTGGTGTCGTATTAAGTGTTGTTAGACCAACCGTAGCTGTTGCCACCAACGGGGTGGATGGTGAAGTTGAACTTACCTTCGGCAGATGGAGACATATCCCAAGACATACCGCCAATCATGCCGTTGAAGGCGTAAGCAACAGTGTCAGTGCCGTCATAGACAGCAACAACGTATGTGCGAACGATTGTGCCGTTGTAGCCGTCATCACGAATCAACAACTGAGCGGTGTCAGCAGGGTTCCATGCAGCGGTAACAGCCAAAGATGTCACTTGGTTTTGAGTGGTGATTTTTGCACCAGTACGAGCGCCAGCCACAGAGTAAGCGGCAACAGCATCGTCAGCACCGAATGCAGGCACAGCTTCCACTGGAATTTGAATGCCAGCAGTACCAGTACCACCAGCGGTAGTGCCAACGATAGTAGCGACTTGAGCAGTCCAAGTGTTCAACTGAGCGTCAGTGAGGGGAGTTGGAGTTGCGTCATCTTGACACCAGAGGGTTGCAACGTAACCGGGTAAGACTTTATTGATGAGAGCCATTTTGATTTCCTTTGAAAAGAGTTGATGTAACTGTCTTATGCTGGAACGTCGATGGTGCAGTCCAAGAAGACTTGCGCCATATTCTGCTCGTTGTCATAGCTGTTGTATAGCCAAACCACATCGGCCTTCGCAATGAAGAACCCATCGGTCGGACTACCAAATTGACCACTATAACCGTGTAGGGATTGTAGTACCTGATTGGAAATAGTGAAACCATCCTCAATCTTCTGAGTGAAGATAGAGATTTGGAAAACAGGGCGGTCAATGCCCTTGTTTCCTTGCGTTTGACCCGTGTAAACGGGTTGATGGACATTACGCAATTGCCATGTGAGGAACTTCGGCTCTCTCGCAAAATTGCGGTTGAATGAAGCGTACACAGGGACGGGCGTGACAATGTTTGCCAATTGGTATTGGATTGCCTTGCCATACAGAACTGGATTGAGCTGAGTCGTCATACTGCGGTCACAGGGTCATTGCGGTAGCACAAGAACATAACGGTCATGCGGTCATTTGCCTCGCGCACATCCGTAATACGCCAATCTTGACCGCGCCAAGTAATTGAGTATTGGTCTTGACCATCCACGATTTGTTTCATGTTCGGCGTGTAGTTCAGAGTGAACTGAGTCAACTCTTGGTACAAACGATATTTGTCAGCAATCCGCAAGCTATTTGCAACATCCGACACACGGGCGCGAGTATCAAACCATTTGGTCTGAGTCGTTGCGCCTTCACCAAACGAACTTTCAGAGAAAGTCAGATTGTTGATTGCAATGTTCTCGAAACGTGCAATTGCCATTTACATCACCAATGAAATTGATTCAACCCAAAAATACTTTGTTCTTGGACTAACTTTACCAGACAAAAGATAAGACAAGCTCCCAGTTGGAATGCCAGTTTTCAAACTGGCAGATTCCCAACTCTCATAAATGACTCCATTTATTTGAATTTTTTGCTTATGAGATTCTGAATTTTTTGCATTGCTTTCTGGCGTTTTTGGCTTTCCAAGATGAGCTTGCCTACACTTTAAGATTGACTCTTTACTGTGCTTTTTCCCATAAAAAGAAAGACCGCCAGCCGCATCATTACCATCACCGCCAGAAGATTTATTAACCAAAAGGCCAGTATCTTTAAAGCAATGTATGAGAAATTTCTCATGCTCAAACGCTTCTTTTTCAGAATTCCAAGATGCAAGCATTATTGGCTCGAATCCAGCCTTGCAAACAATATTTTTCCAATGTTTGCTTCTTGCGTCTTTTCTATACATACGACGACCAGACCCTTTACCTATGTAAAAGATTTGTCCAGTGTCTTTTCTAATGTGGGCGTATGTATAAAACATAATCACATGACAAGCGGTTTATAAGGACGCAGCAAGCACTGAACACCCCAAGGAATGTTGTGCTGAATTGGGCCTGTGGTGTCGCTACGATTGTTGTAGAGGTGAGTCAACAACAGCAAACCAGCCTGCTTAATTACGGGGTAAGCCGCCAAGGGGTTTGCCGCTGTTGTGTACTCGCAAATCACAGGCGATGTCATAGAACTGTTAAGGTTCGTTGGCAAGTTCGCCACAACAACTTTGTTGCCAGATTCGTCATAGTAATACTGACCGACATCAACCGTGATTAACTCAGGTGGGTTGTTGTCGTTCCAATATTTGACCGCATTGATAGTCACACCAGAAAGCGATGGAGTCGAATTTTGACTCACCTCTGGCAAATCTAACGTCAACGGTGTTCCGTTAAGACTTGCAGAGTTGTACCAGACGCGATATGAAGTTGGGAAGATAGACATACCGAGGAAATCCTCAATAGTCATCCTAACGGCAACTTCCAGACCATTTAGATATGAGTCTTGGCTTTCGTCATCAAACAGGTTTAGCTGGTTGGTGATTTCGTCCAAAGTCAACCAATGGGTAGCAATGTCACGACTGATTTGCTCTGTCTTTGCATAGTTAAACGGATTGCGGGTTCCCCCGCCGTAGTTCAAGTAACCGAGTTGTGAATCAGCCGCCATTTTTCACCCCTTATGCTGCGCTAATACGAGCACCCGCGAACGGGTCACGCACAGAGCTTACCAGACGTTTTTCGGCATACAAGGTGATGAAGCCGGGCTGTGTCTGCTCATACATCTGAACATTCATTTGCTCGGTGTCACCGATTGTCAAAAAGCGATTCCAGTTTGCCAAGTAAACAGGGAAATCGGTAGACAAGTATGGGTTTGGAATAACAGGCCAGCCAAACACGCGACCAACAGCCGCGCCATCAGAATCACCGATTTCCAAGAACAAAGGCATACCAGAAGTGTCTTTCAACTCACGCAGAGCCAAAATCATTGCTGGACTCATTTGCCAAGCTGTACCTTCCAATGACCAATACTGAGCAGGCAGGGCGTTTGCAGTGTCCACAATCTTGTTGTAGGTCACAGCAGTGCCACCCAAAGACACGGTAGCAATGTCGTGCAAGCCATCGGTCATTGCAGTGCCACTTGAGCCGTAGGCGCTCACGGAACCAGAAGGGTAGCTATCCAAACCGCGCAGTCCATATTCAGCGCCCGTGGCATCGGTTGTAGAGCCAGATTGGTCGTCGTTCAAGACCATTGATTGACCTTCCAATTGAGCGAACTCAAGTGCCAAGTCTTCAACCAATGTAGAGTCCAGAGCGTTCACATCGGACAACACAGCAGTACGGATTGGGAGCTGTGCAACCAACACTCGTACTGGCAATTGCCAAATGGATGTGTCAACATCAGGCGAGCCTGAGTTGGGAGTAAATTCGTAACCCCAAGGGTTTGTAGAGTTTGCAGCGTTACCAGTCTTGGCAACGAATTGAGCATCAGAGCCGTTCACGGCAATTTGGCGTGAGCCTTGACGCAGTGGATTTGCTTGACGCAGAGCGGCAAACGCATCGTCGAATACAACATTACCACCAACGCCCGAACCAGAACCAGTGATTGCAGAGGCTTCTTTCAGGTCAATGGTGACTTTGCCACCTTCGGTAATGGCTTGCTTAATGCCGTTCAGGATTTTTTCGGTGATAGTCATAGTTATTCCAATGAAAGTTAAAAAGATGGGAGCCGAAGCCCCCATCCAAGGCAACTATCAGGTTGCAGTGCCAGTCGAGCGGTAACGCACGATTGCGAACGGGTCGCGCACCGATGTAGCCAAACGCTTTTCCCCGAAGAATGTGATAAATCCGGGTTGTGTTTGGTCGTAGCGACGCATAACCATGTTCAGGCGGTCAATGATGGTGTGACCACGTTGGAAGTCACCAAAGTACATTGGGTACAAGCTAGTTGTGCCAGCCGAGCCAGTTGTAGTTTGAGATGGAGTGTCCAAATACTTGTTCACAACAACATCAAAGCCCAACAGACGGCCAACGATGCCGTTGGTTTCCAGAGGAGACATACGCTCAAACACAGGAGTGCCGTTGTCGTCTGTCAAACCACGGATTTGAGCCAGCAACACAGGGCTAATGATGAACTTTGCGGATTCAGTCCAGTATTGTTGTGGCAAGGCGTAGATGAAGTTCACAACGTCTTTGTAAGTGATGTTAGCTGCGCCAACAGTGTTACCGTTTGTTGTCAACTGGTCATAAGTGGCCAAGCTGTGCAGGCCGCTTGTAGAACCAGTACCAGAGCTACCGAAAGCAGCAGTAGTAGTAGAGCCACCAGCGTATGTAGAAGCAGCGCCAGCGTATTGGTTCAAACCGCGCAAGCCGTTAGAGCCGCCGTATGGCAAGCTGGTAGCGCCTTGGTCGTTGTTTTGAATCATTGACAGAGCTTCGGCTTGAGCGAATTCAGCCAACATATCGTCAACCACGTTTGCTTCCAAACCGTCGATGTCGTCAAGAGCAGCAGTACGGATAGGGAATTGCACGTTCAAGTCTTGCAAAACCAATTGCCAGATCGAAGTGTTTTCAGTTGTTGCCGCGCCGTTGTTTTGGATTGCGTAGCCCCATGCAGCACCAGCATTGCCAGTCTTCACGCGGAATTGATAGCTAGAGCCATCGGTAGCCACAGTGCGAGACACGCCGCGCATTGGGTTTGCCAAACGCAGAGCGACGAACACAGGGTCATAAGCGGTGCGACCACCTTGACCATTGCCGCCACCTGTCAAAGCAGATGCTTCGGCCATGTACGCTTCCATTTGAGACTCGTCTGCAAACACTTGCAGTTGCTTCTCAAAAGAATTCTTGCCTTCGGCGATTGCCTTGAGCTGTTCTTTCACAGAACGGTTCACATCAGCGCGAACTGACTTGGCTTTTTCTTTGTGAACTGCGGGAGCAGGAATAGCGGCAACTTTGGCTTCCAAAGCAGCAACCATTTCGCTCATCTCGGCTTTAACAGCTTCGATGGCAGCAGGGATTTTGGCTTCAACAGCCACAATGCTCTCAGCTTGTTTAGCTTCGATGGCATCCAATTTTTCGAGAATGACTTGAGACATGATTAACCTTTCAGGCGTTTGTCGAGGAGTTTTAACAATTCGCGTTGCTCAAGAGCCGCGAGAATTGCTGCGTTGGTCGCTTCCGCATCAGAATCGCTCTGAGTCGTCGCAGCTTCAATAGGCTCTTGAGTAGCATCACGCTGCTCAATTACTTTCTTGAATGTAGATGCGGCAGCGACCGCATCTTTCTTGGATAGACCAGCATCACGCAGGGCTTGTTCCAAAACTTTCAGGTCGGCAGTGCCATCAGCGCGGAAATATTCCAGCTTTTGCACTTCGGCCATTGGATTGTTTGGGTACATCACGACTGAAACTTCACGCAGACCACCTTTGGTGATTTGGAAGTAGCCGTCTTCGTATGGGTCATCAGAACCAACGGTCATTGGAGTGCCGTCTTCTTTTGTCCACTGATATTCTTCGGCGTATGCGCCAACAGACACGCCACCAAACATATTTGGCGACTCGCTCATCACTTGGTACAAGTCAGAGCCTTGAGTGGTGTTGAGATACAAGCGACCGCAGGCTTTCATGCCTTTGTCATCAAACTCAAATGATGTCCACTCGCCAACAGGAATGGAATCAGCATCATGGTTCACAAACATTGGCAGAGGACGACCAGCTTTGCTGAACGACTCAGCCCATTGCATAAATGCTTCGGGTTGGTAGTTGAACTTGCGACCGTCAGCGCCTTCGCGTGGCCCCCAAGTGGTGACAACTGCTTCAATATTGCCTGTCGGCTCTGCGTTGCCTGCGTTTTCGAGTACCAGCTTGGCCTCGCACACCATCATCAAGTTTTGCGTCATGGATTACCTCATCGACTTTAGTTTGGTCAATGTCGTATATTGTTTTTGGTGGCCTACCGCGCTTTGGGGGCGGCGGAACCGTTGGTCTATTCGCTACCAACGATGCTACCATAATCTTAAAAATCAACGACATTTATTTGCCGATGTTCGCTTTGTTCTTTTGGTTGCCACCACCACCACCTGTGTCTTGAGGGCTTGAGCCTGCAATTGGGTCGCTTGGTTTTGTGTCTTGCTTCAACTCGTTGCCGCCTTCCATCTGAGCTTTGTTCAGATATTCACGCGCTTCGTTTGGAGTCAGGATGCCAGCGTCAACACCAGCCTTCACATAGTTCATTTGGTCGATTGGAGCGCCCTTCAAGAAGTTTGCTGTATCGAACTGAACACACAATGAGGGATAGCCGTTGAACAACTGTTGTTTCAACTTCTCTTGGACGTTCACGATGGTTGGGTACATCGTTGATTTGTAGAACTCGTCCAACATGGTTTGAGTGTTGTTGTACTTGGAGTCGCCAATGCCAATCATTGATGGAGGCACACCGAACAAACCACAAATACGCTTCATGGTTTGAATCTTCAACTCAGCAGCTTGAGTGTCTTGCAAAGTGAGGATGTCGATTGGGGTGTACTTCATGCCTTGGTCGAGCAACATACCTTGGCCGGGCTTCGACTCATCAGTGCGTTGGCTACCAGTCATGTTTGACCAAGCCTCTTTCAAGCGCGAGGCCAATTCCTTGTACTTGCCATCAGGGATGACTTGCTCGGTCGTAAACATACCCGTTGGCTTCGCACCATTGAGCATGATGAAGTTGGCGTAAACGTCAATGTCTTGGTCGAGCGTCACCAATTCAGCAGCCAAGATGCCTTTGTTGAAACCAGCCGAACCTTGCCATGCTGCCTCTTTAATGTGCATCACTTGATGCGCGGCCAATGGCTCGTCTTTGCTGAAACCGTATGAAGGAGTGGACAAACGGTATGAAGGGTAACGAGCTGGATTGATGGTCACAGCAATCAGCGTGGAGTCCAACACATACATCTCCATTGGAGTCTGTGAAGGGTTCTTTTGGTCTTCGCGCCACCACAAGGTAAACGCTTCGCCAGACAATTCCAACCACATGAGCCACTGATACCAGAACTCATACTTCGATTGGAAGTTGTTGGGGTTGTTCAACAGTTTGGAGACTTGCTTGGCTTTGTTCTTGTCACGAACGCCAACAGACTTGTCTTTCACAGCATCAAGGTACGAACCGTCCTCTTGCTCTGACATGATTTTGATTGGCAACTGAGCCAAGGCTCTTGCCTTTGCGCCAACGCAAGCCATGACAGTGCTGTTGCGCGTCAATAGGCTCATGTCGATTGTGCGACCAGCAGTATTTGTGCTGGCAGTCGTCACATACAGGACTTGAGTGTTGACTGTCGGGCGAGTATTGCTGCCCGAATAAACAATGTTGTTACCTAGAGCCGTTTGGCCGAAAAGGTTGTTGCTTTCGTCCGATTGCGTGGACTTGCGCTTGAAAATGTCGAGAATAGCCATGTCAGCTCCTAGTTTCCGTGATGTTATCACTCAAAATAATCGTAGTCCATAGGAGTCTGATACGAATACGTTATCCAAATGGCAGTGCAAAGCCATAATCATGGCAATGATTCCGTCCACCTTGGCGGATGGGTCGGCCTCGTTTTTTCTCACTTTTACGTTGCCGTTCACATCGGTGTATACCTCGCAGTTGCCCAATTGCCATCCAACAAACGGATTCCCGTCATGTTTAATTGCCTTCTTGAGAATCAACTGTTCCGCCGTTTTCGACGGGTTGGATAGTACTGCCATGCCTTGTCCAACCTTTTTGACTGGAAGGCCATAGGAGAAAAGATTGGCGACAAGAGCAGCAGCGTTGTAAGGGTCATAGCCAATTTCTTTGACTTCATAGGTTTCGGCCTCTTGTCGAATGTAGGACTCAATCTCGTTCAGGTCGGTCACGTTGCCGGGCGTGAGATGCAGGATGCCAGATGCCACGGCCTGACTAAAGATTGACTTGTAGTGGTTTGGAATCAGCTCAATCGACTCCTCTGGCAAGAAGAATTTGAACTTGGCGTACAGGTCTTCCTCGGCATATCGGTGGAGCGTCACCACGGCATTCAAATCTCGGCTGTGGGCCAAGTCGAATCCAATGAACGTGGCTTCTGGTTTGTCAGCAGGCAAAGGAGCCACGGACTCATCCCAATATCGACGGTCAACCCATGCCGCATTGGAGCTGACATAGATGTTGAGCTGCTTACACAAGAACTCGTTGAGGGAGGCAGGCTTGCTCTTGGCTTCGTCGGCCATGTGCTGAATTGCCTCAGTCGTCACCGACACGCCAAGCATGGGGTTGGCCTTGCCCCATACGGCGGGGTCAGACCACTCATCGCCGGGGTCTACCGAATACAGCAAGCCAAACCAACGATGCGAGTCTTCCGCCGCTCCACGCAACACAGCGCGAAAGTGATTCAAGTCCTCAAAGAACTTTGTCTCTTTGGTGAAACTGGCTGTCGTCAGGTACATCCTTAAAGGATTCTTACGCGCAGCCATGCCTGAGTGCAACACCTCGATTGAGCCTCGCTCGGTAATCTGAGCCGCTTCGTCAATCATCGCGCACGATGGGTTTTTGCCGTCACCAGTCTTACGGTTCTCACGGGACAGGGCGCGGTAAGTGGATGTCGAATCACCCGCCTTTTTCAGCTCACTTCGGAATGGGATAAATCGGCTTTGCAGTTCGGGGGCCATGCTTTCCATGATGGCCTTGGACGAGTCAAAGCAAATAGATGCCTGCTCACGATTGGTCGCCAATGTGAATACTTCGGGGCCAGCTTCACCAAACAGCAATTCGTACAGGGCGATGATGGATGCAAGCGTGGTCTTGCCAGACTTGCGAGGCACGAACAGGATAACGTCCGTCACCCATCGAATGCTGTGGTCTGACTTGTTGCGGAATCCATACACGGCAGCAAGAAACAGGACTTGGAATCCCTCAAGCTCAATTGACTTCCCTGCGTCTGGCCCTTTGACATGACGGCAGAACTTAGCGAACTTGAGGATGTGTTCAGCCTTGGCGGGGACGAACTCGTATGGCGCATCCTTGCGCTCAACCATGTCCAAGAATCGCTGACAAGCAATCTTGACATCCTCACACGCGAGTTGGTCGCCACGAACAATGGCAGTGGCGTACTTAAACGCAGGCTCAAGCAGTGTTGAATAACTCATCTATGGCAGTGGGTGTAGATGTCTTCTTTGGGCGACCACGGGCCACAAGCGCAAGCTCGGCCAGAATCTTGATTGCTTTGTCGAGACATTCGGTTCTTATCTTGTAGTACGGAGAAGTTGCGGGGCCAGAGTTGTAATGCTCAATCATGCCTTGGGCCTGAATCACGCGCTCGGCATCAATCAAACTTTGCATGGTCATCACCAACATTCCCACCAAGGTTTCATCGCTCGCGGTCAAAGCGCCTGTGGAG